TTGATAGTTTTTTAAGTTTTGAGCATTAATACCCATTATAACTGAATCATAACGTTGACCTACATAATCTTCATTTAACTCTAATGTATAATGCAATACCGTTTTACCAGATCTCATTGCATTAGCTCCAATATTAATCAACAACCAGGACTTACCAATACCGGCAGGAGCCATAACTACGCCTAACTCACCATGAGCTAACCCACCATCCATTAAATCATCAATTACATCCCAACCGGTTGGTGTGCAATGGCGAGCTGCTTGATTGTAACGACGAGCTATGTCTTTTTTATAGACTAATCCGATATTAGTGTCAACACCAGCTTTCATTGCAGAATCCATTTTTGATTTTATTTCATCATAATTACCATGTTTTAACAAGTTAACAGATTCCATAATGGCACGCTTCATTTCTTGATTCTTACAAAATTTTAAGATCTCATCTTTTACAAAAGACAAATCATCCGATTCCATGAATCTAAAAACTTCTTTTAATTGTTCTAATATTGTTGTTTTTAAAATATCATTTTCAATCTCCGTAACTTTAACTTTAAGTACATCTTTAGTCGGTGGTGCTTTATATAGTTTAAAGTGTTGTAATATTATATCCAATAACCACTGATTTGCATCAGATTCGAAATAATCAGATCTAATAATATCAGATATTTGTTGTAAAAACATCCTATCTGTAAATAATGCTGATATAACTTTTACTTGAAAGCCATAACCATATTCGTTTAATCTATCTGTCATGAATTTATTATAAAAGTATTTTGTACAAATTCCAAATTATTTTTGTGTTTGCATTGCAAATGCATTAAGTGATAACCATGTATTGTTTAACCATTCCGGTAAATTTTTCATAACTGCCCACATTTTGTCTTCCATAAACAGTCTTTGGAACTCTGTTTTATTTAAAGTGGTAATTGGTTGTTGCAGTATACCTCGGATCACACTCATTGTCTGAGCTGGTATATCTAATAGTTTAAGATTCATCAATCGATAATTCTTATCTAATATATCATAATTTGCCGATATCTTTTCATAATTGCGAGTTTCATTGAGTTGCAATTTGGATTCGCATTTAGATTGTAAATCTTCTAATGTAAATTCAACAGCACTATTTAACTCCGGAAAGGCTTTGAGTATTGTCTTTGGACCGATACCATTAACGCCTGGTATATTATCTGAAGTATCACCTGTAAATGAACGGTAAACCACATAATTATGGGGATGTACTCCAAACTCATCTATAATCGATTGAGTATCATACATTTTCTTTTTAATTGGTGACCATACCTGTAATTGATCGCTAACTAACTGATAAAAATCTCTATCTGTCGAGACGATAGTTATCTTTTTGCTTATGTCTTTATACATATCTGCAATGTAAGCAATTGTATCATCTGCTTCAATGCCATCCATTGATATAAATGTAACAGGTAAATTGTCTAGATATGAAACTAGACGACTAAATTGATGTCGCATTGCTTCTTGCTCATCTTCTATGGTACCATAGTTTTGATGATCGTGTCTACGCAATCTAGTTTTATTTGCTCGATTTGCTTTATAATCGCCGTATATTTTTTTTCTTCTAGCAGATCCACCTCGACCATCAAACACAATAACACATCTGCTTGGTTTAAAATCTCGTATTGCTTTTCCTATAGAAAATAAAAATCCGGTAATACCACCTACGTGATCTCCGTCTTCGTTTGTGGATGGAGTTGCACCGAATGCTCGGATAAAGGTGTTCAGTCCGTCAAACACCATAATATGATCGTCGACGTTTGACGGAGCTGTAACCTTTTCTTTCTGTAACTCTTTGAATAATTGTTGGTATCTGTTCATATTATATTATATGAAATATTATTCGATTTTCAAAGTTTTAGAACTCTTCATCTATAACTTCATCAGTAATAATAACATCGTCAATACCACCATCGACCCCTGCTTGATATTTGAAAATATAAACATCACATATTCTTTTATATAATCGATCTTTAACTGCTGGATTGTCAATAACCTTTTCTATAAAATCTTTACTTTGAAATTTATACTCTCCGTAAACTTGTCCGGATTCAATATCAACATCGTCTAATGTGTACCAAGCACCTGATTGTTTAACTATGTTGAATTTCTTCATGGTCTCTAACCAACCACCATAATTGTCAATTCCACTATGATAATAGATATCATAATTAACTTTGCGGTGTGGAGGTCCCATTCTGTTTTTAACAACATGCACTTCAGTTTTACTACCAACAATTTGCTCTACGCCATTCGCATCTTTTGCCTTAATCATACCAGTATTTTTCAAACGAAGTCTTACTGATGCGTGAAATGGAATAGCCTTACCACCAGATGTAGTCCATTGATCTCCAAAAGACACTCCTAGTTTAGTTCGTAACTGATTAGTCATAATCAAACAAATCTTTTCTCGAGCAATCCAGTTAGTAACTTTACGCATTGCTTTTGATAAGATAATTGATTTACTTGTCGCATAACCATCTTTGTCATATTCTGCTGACATTTCGATCTTTGTAGATGCGCCCATAACTGAGTCAACAATGATCGTAACTAAACGATCTTTGTTTGCTTTTCTTGCATTTTCTACAATAGTTTCAATTGTCTCAAATATTTCCTCAACTGTTTCCAACGGAACATATAACATAGATTTTAAATCAATACCAATTGCTTGCATGAATTCAGAACTCACTGCTGATTCGGTATCAATATAAACTGCCAATCCACCTTTCTTTTGTGTTTCAGCTGCTACATGGGATACTAACAAAGATTTCCCAGATGCTTCTAGACCAGTAACCTCAGTTATACGACCTACCGGAAAACCGCCATATGGTCGATTTGAGATTGCTAAATCTAATGTATCGCATCCAGATGAAACCCAATCAGTTACGTTGCTTGGCGCATCGGCATCTCCTTCTAAGAAGAATGCCGTTTTCAAAGCCTGACCTTTAAATTGTTTGTTAATGCTATCGGCTAATGCTGTTGCTAAACTATCTGCCAGTTCTACTTTGCTTTTACTTTTAGTCGCCATGCGTTACTCCTTAGGAATTAAATAAATCATTGAATGCGTCAGCTACATTGTCAACCTTAGTTGCTGCTGGTGCAGTTGCCTTTTTAGTCGCAGTGTCCGCCGGTACATCTTCTTCGTCATTTGACACTGATGTATCTGAATCTGCATTTTCAGGATTCATCCATTCAGCCAATGCTTTTTCTAATTCATCATAAGATGGCTCAGGAAATATTTCCGTAATTACCAATTGGTTCATGATTTTTTCAGCGATTGCTTTATCATCAGTTGCTGGTTGAGTGTTTGGTTTAACACGAATTGCAGTTTTAGGAAAACCTCCATTTTCTGCTGGTGTAAATTCTACATCAATATCACGACCATTTAATAAATCGGTAATATCGCCATAATCTGGATCTGAAATAATTGATAATAATTCAGTGTAGATTTGTTTTCCGAATCCCCAAAATTTAACACCTTCGTTCTCCTTACCTCTTACGATAACAGGAACATATGTTCTCATTTTAGGTTCGATTTTACGACCCATAAGCCACTCTTCTTTATCTCCAGTTTTCTTAAGTTTTTCTGCAAACTCTACGATTGGATCTGCATTACCAAATGAAATTGGGGATAACATTGATCTTTTTGCAATGTCATAGTGGAAATATAATTCTAAGAACGGGTTGTCTTTACGGTGTACATACGGTACAATTCTAACTCTGGTTTTGCCTGCTTCAGGTTTCCAAGTTAAATTTTTCTTGTCGTCACTTTTGTTTAATTGGTTAAGTTTTGCTTTAATAGCAGATAAATCTAACGCCATAGTTTTACTTTCTTTAAGTTATTAATTTATGTTATTTATTAATTATATTATAGATAATTAATTCGGTAATTCAAAGTTAATTGCGCAATTTTTAATTCTTTTTGTTACATATATAAATATTAGTACATAAAAAAAGTAGGCAGCGATGCCTACTCAATTTATTTTAATAAATATTATCCATATCGAAGTTCATTTTTTAATTCCGTAACACATTGCATAATAAACTTAGCTAGTTGTTCATCTTCGGCTGCTGTTAATAAACTGTCATCTTCATAAAATTTATCTGAAATTGATTCTAAGTTAGATGGTAAGTTATCATCATAAAAATTTAATGGATAATCTCCACCAAATTTGTCTGTTAAATTATATAGTTTATCGTATGCAAGTTGTGCTTTACCTGCATTTGTTGAACCTTCGGTTCCATCTGGATATCCGTTATTATTTTGGTCGGAATCTTCGTTTAGATTTTTAGTGCCAAATCGACGCATATTTTCTGCTAAAATATTTTTTTTCATATTTTTACTTTATTTTATTAAATATAATTTATTTCCTACCGAACATATCAGTTTCTCTACTACTCGGACGTTTAGTGGTTCCTGATTGTATAATCGA